ATTCGGCCGCTCGATTAGGAGAATTTGGTCGCCTTCGCGAAGCTCGTATTTCAACGCTTCATAGATCGGAGGATCGAACCAAATGGCCGCCTCACGCTGCGAAAGACGCGTTGAAGTGTTGATCTTCGTGCCGCGCCGCGAACCGTCAAAAGGTGCGGTTTCCGGCGTCAATGAAACGACGACGAAAACTTCAACAATTCGACGGTCGGGATCGGGCGAGGGTTCGCTATAATCGCTTTGAATGCGAGGTACGACCCGAACAAATTCCCCAAGCTCACGCTGCACCGCCCGTAAGGCGGTGCGCGCTGCGATGCTGTTGAGGCGCATAGCGGTTAGGTCCGCTTGCCCTTCAAGAGCACCTTCGGCCGGGTGCAGTATTGAAGTGCGTTCATCTGCGTATCGAGATGACGCCCCTTGCCCGTAAGCATTGCGTACTGGCGGTTATAGAGACGCTGCCCCATCGTATTGACGGTATCTTCGTAATCGGCGGGTGCGTAGGCAGTTTTGAACAAGCCAGGCACACCAACCGGGAACAAGTGACAGCTACCGGCATCGATAAAGGTCGTAGAACCTACAGAGCCGCGATAGTTTTCCCAAACGATCCCGCCGAACTCAAAAATGCCGTAGCTTGAACGGTTCGGGCCGACATATCCGTCGCGCAGGATTTGTGCTTCAGACCAGCCTTTATAAGTCTCGCGAACTTCACGATGCGATAGGAGGTCATCGAAGAAGTTGTCACCCACAAAAGCGTGTATTCCAGTGAACGGAACACCGCCCAGACTGTCGGCCGATCGACGGACTACGGACGCACATTTCTTGCGAAGAATTCCTTCTCCCGGGTTCGCCGCGTCGAGATCGAAATCGATTGCGGCCGACTGCTGAACACCGAATTCGGTAAACAGGTTCAATGTTGAACCGTCGGCATAAGTTACGATGCCCTGTACGGCTCCCATGCGCGCGAATTCTTCGGTCGCCGCCATGCTATTGACGTGCGTTACCTGTCGCTGTCCAACCTTCTGCATGACAGTCATCAATGCGCGCTCTTGGCCGAAAGCGCGGATGTTCTGCACTTCTTCCGCATAAATCGCGTCGTTGATTTCGAAGTGTGGAACGATCAGCGAGCGAAGATCGCGCTTTTCTTTGGCTATCGTCGTACCCGGTCCACCACGAGGAGTTGGCGGGACGATAACCAGAATATCGCCTTTCTTCTCGATGGCGATCGTTGTCGTATCGACACTTTCGACCCCAAACAGGCCCATTTCGCCGATGCGACCGGGCACAAATTTCAGTTCGTTGATAACGTCTGTCAGGCTCGTGGTCGAAAACGCCGCGTCGTTAAAAATATCCAACATTTAAGTTGTCTCCAAATTTTCGAAGTGTGGTGCGTTGCTGCGGCGGGAGGCGTTAGCGAACGATGATGCCAAGGGCGGCGAGCGCGGAAATTGCGGCGGCCTTTTTCTCCGCGACAATTTCCTCCGGCCAAGCGAGGCAATGAGTATTCACCTCGGCGTCACGGCGGAGCGCCGCAATCTTGACGGTTTCGCCCTCGCCAGTGAGGGCCGGATAGATTGCGATGGCGGCGGGCTTTTCACTCCCGTCGTCCCCGTCCGGATTGTAGGCAACTGCCTGATAATCCCCGGCCTCAACGCCGACGACCACCTCAAAGCGGTCACCTGCGGCAAATGCAGTGCCACCGGCCGCGATAGTGAACTTGACCTCCTTATTGAAGGCGGTGCCTACCGTGGCATTGCCGATGTTGACGCCTTTCGGGTCCTCGACTGCAAAGGCTGTGTCCGAAGTCGCGATCACGACATAGGTGCCATTCTTGGCCTTGGACGAAACTGGGGTGCTCGCCATAGTCAGAGTGCCGTTACCGGCATTTTCGGCACCTGCGACAACCGTTGCGGTTACGTCGGTCGCCATCGCGAGAAACGCCAAGATCGTTCCCGCCTCAATGGCTTGTTCCGCAGCGACCGTCACGTTTTCGCGCGAGCGGTGGCCGTTGGCCTCGCTCAAGATAAATTCGCCCGCGTGGCGGGGTTCGATGAACACTTTCGACATTGTTCAATCTCCAATGAAAGCGATTTTGGGAAAAGTGGGAGGGCGCTTTCAGGCGCCCCGCGATTACATGCGGGCGTTGAGCTTGCTTGTGACTTCACCCCACGCGGCCTTAGCCTTTTCCGCCTTGTTCGGCTGTTTGTCGGCCTTGGGGTCAAACACTACGAGGCCGCCGACGGCCTCATGTGAACGCTGCCCGTCGATATCGGCGTCGTTTTCAGGTTCCGGCTTTGCAGCTTCCAGCCCCGACAGCACGCCTTTTGCCGTTTCCGCCGAAAGGTCCGTCGTAAATGCAAGGTGCATCGCCGAGGTTTCGCGGCCCTTGGCTTCCGGCAGGTTGAGAATGGCCTGAATGCGGGTCCGCTCTGCGGTCGCTCCCGCCTTTTCTCCGACCGTCTGGCCCTCGGTTCGGGCGGTTGCTACGGCGGCATCATGTTCCGCGCGAGCGATCATCTGTTCAGTCATGGTAGTGCTCCTAAACTTGGAGGTTGTGGAGGGGGATCGCCCGTCCAGTTCTTTGATGACCGCCTCGAAATTGCCGATGCGATCAGCCATTCCGGCCGCAACTGCGGCCGATCCGATAAGCACGTCGCCGCCGCCAAACTTGGCAATCACGTCGTCGGGCTTTACGCCTCGGCCGTCTGCGACCGTGGCGATGAAAACTTCGGCGAGCGCATCAATCGTGCGCTGAATGCGCGCTCGTCCTTCGTCCGTTGAAAGGTCCGTTCGCTTCCCGGGGGATTGCGAGGAAATGAATTCTATCCGTCCGGCCTCGGCGTCCTTTTTGCTGGTGTCCTGCAAGGCCGCACGGACGCCGATCGAGCCGAGTAATGCAGTGTCGGCGATCACGATTTCCGTCGACTGCGAGGCAAGCCAGTAGCCGGCCGATGCCGCAGCTCCGCCGACATAAGCGACAATCGGCTTGATCGCCTTTCCTGCCCGGATTGCCTTTGCAAGTTCGTCGACATTAGTCACCGAACCGCCGGGCGTGTCGTAGGACATGACGATCGCCCGGATCGACGGGTCATCGAGCGACGCTTGAAGATCACGCCGCAAGACGTCGTAGGAGGTCGCGCCGGATATGGCCGTAAAAAGGTTTGCTCGACTGACAAGCGGGCCACGAACATCAAGAATTGCGACCGATCCCCGGCGCGTAAGACGCTCGGCGGTCGGGACATGCTCGGCGCGATAGGCTTCAAGAGCGTCTATCGAGACGTCATTTTCGCGGGCGGCAACGGAGAGAACGAGTTCCAGCCCTTCGGCTGTGATCGCCCACGGCTCCGCAAGCGCCGCCCGGAGAGCGCGCGTTGCTGGCATGATGATTTTTCCTTTGGATTTAACGGCGATGAGAGCCGCCGACGATTGCGAAACGACGGTTCAAAGGTCGAAGGCCGTTAAGCTCACGGCATTCATCCTCCGCCCTTTGCATTTCTTGCCGCAGCATCGCGAGGTTGCCTTGAAGTACAGAAGTTTGAACCTCCTGTTCGTTATCGCCGTGTCGGAAGCGCACCCGTTGGGCGGTGCCTCCGGCAAGCCTGTCGAAATAGGCTTGCCGAAGCGCTTTTGCTCTTGCGCAAGGATCATCCCAATCAACGACGACAGGTCCAATTTTTTCGACCATTATTTTTCTTCCTCAGTTACGAGTTTGTCGCCGACGGGATCAGGAAGGATAGGCCCCACTTCGGGGAGGCCAAGGTCTGCCCTCTTTTTCCGCTCTCGTGCACGTTGATCGTATACGTCTTCCCAATCCGCACCCATGTCGTTGCAAATCATTTCATCGCTGACGACGCCGATCCTTTGGTAAATCTCGTGCGCTTTAGCCGACTTGAGGTCGTCAGCTTGTGGCTTGGGCGGCCCTCGCCAATCTGCGGAACATGCTTCGGCGCGTTGTGCGCGAAATGCGCGCGGTCCACCGGGGAAGGGGATTGTTCCACGTTCAATTTCTTCCTCAAGCCATGCCTCATAGACATGCTGAAGGAAGCGCCCGCAGATGTTGGCCCGCCGCGAAAGCGTGATAGGCCACTTTTCCGCAGTCGACATGCGAACAGACGAATAAGTCGCTCCGGTGTAATCTCCCGTAAGCGTCTCCACGGTCATGCCTAGGCAGGCCGCGATTTCCCGCAGGAGAAACTTGGTGAAAGCCTCGTAGGTGTCGTTCGGGTGTTCCGAACGGTTCATTTTGAGACTTTCGCCCGGGAACAGGTGGGCAATACGGCCGCCGACCCCGAGGTCAATTTTCGTCTGGTTGTACCAAGCTTGTTTGAAACCGAACAAAGTTTCGGCCGGGCTGCTATCAGAGGCGGCTTGCTCCGTCGGGTCTTGCAATGCCTGCAAGAGTGCATCCGTTGGAGCCTCGCTCTCGACAGTCGCGGCGAAAATAGACTGGATCAGCGCCGCGGTGAGCGTGGCGTCTGCAAGCTGGTCATACTGGCGAAGGACGCGAAGGATCGGGGCAAAGGGAGTTATGCCGCGAATTTGTCCCGGCGCGCCTTGGTAGATATGAAAAACCTGCGGTCGCCCCGCTCCATCGCGCGCGGCAATGTCGACAGTGTGCCGGAACACCCCGTCGCGCATGAAGCGGTATGAGAGCGGAAAGCCGAAGTCGTCCGTTTTCACGCCCTGATACAGTTTGGACAACGGTTCTGTGTCCTGCACCAATCGGTGAGGAAGAACTAATTGAACCTTTGTTCGGGACTGTGAAATGCTTCGACGAATGGACGGGAGCAATCCCGTCGC